CATATGAGAAAAGGATGGGCTAGTTTAATCATTTTTCTAATCATTTTCTGTTTAGCCTGGACTGCTTATGGCGCCGATTATGGCAAACTCCTCTCCAAGTCCTGCTACCCAGCTACTTATAGGGGCCATCAGGTTCAGGTCTGTTATTTCAAATATGAGAAGGCAGATGTCTGGGCTCGTAATGGCCAGGTCTATGCTTACCGGCCCATCACAGAGGAAGAACGCAAAGCCCTTAAGAAGCTTTCTGATTGGTCTCCAACTGAAAAGGGGCTTTGGTACTCTTTCCTGGGACTCCAGGCCGCTGACATAGGCACCACGGTAGTTGGAACACTAAGCGGTAGATGCGTAGAGATGAACCCTCTTCTGGGCTGGGCCTTCCGGTCTTCTACTGCATTGGGTCTGGGTATAGGAGCAGCAGGAAAGGTTGCTTATTCTGTTTTACTTAAAGGAATTTTAAATAAAAGTCCAAAACAAAGGAAGGCAACTCTTGTTGTTGTTAATGGAGTGTCGGCCATTACAATTATATGGAATCTCTTGGTTATCATAGGATTGTTGTAGAGATGTGTTTAGGAGGAGGAAGATGAAATTGACGGTGGGGGAAGTGGTGGGGATTCTCACTGTGTTTTCCGTTTATCACTCTCTTCTTCTTCGGTGGTTTTGGAGGGTGTTGAAGATGTTGCGTAAGGACATCTCCAATGAGATTCAGGCGGTTAATAATCAACTCCAGGCTATGAAGGATCACATGGAGGAGAAGATAGATAGAACGGAAAAAGATTTCAAGCTTGTTTGCGATCAGAGAACCAAAGCCAGTGAAGACAGGTTCAAGGTATTGGAGGACATGGTTTGGGGACATGATCACAAACAGGGGAGGGTAATCATCAGAATGGAAAAGGGAGGTAGCCGGTGAGGGAAACTCAGTTCAAGTTAGATGATTGGATTAAAGAGGGTTTAGGCCCATTCAGGGGCGTAACAGGAGCCAAGTCTTATAACAGGGTTGTCTGGGTCTATGCGGCGATAAACACCATAGCCAAGGCCATGAAGGTCCCTTATTTGAAGATCCTCTCTGATGGGCAGGAAATAGAGGAGAACCATCCTGCACATAGATTGTTTCATCCTCCAGATCCTCCTCTTTATCCATCATGGGGATTTTTAGCCGAGGCATTCGCCATAAACCTGGGTCTCCATGGGAAAGGACTTCTGGTTTTCGATAGATGGGTGGATCGAGGGGAAGGCTCCTGGCCAACTGTGGTGACCCCAATTGACCCAGGCAAGGTCTCTCCTATATTGCAGGATGGGGAGATTGCTGGTTGGGAGTATTGGGTTGGGCGCAGGCGAATTAATATCCCTCCTGAAGTTGTTTTGTATTTGAGGAAACACAATCCCTGGGACCCTGTTGAAGGTTTGTCTGCCCTTCAGGCGGTCAGGGCCGCTGTGGAGGGGCAGCTCTCTGTTGACGCTTGGAACTCCTCTTTCTTCATCACTGGAGGGTCTCCCTTGGCCGTGGTAGAGGCCGCGAAGTCAATTTCAGCTAAGCAGAAGAAGGAGCTGAAAAGGGAGTGGGCTAAGGCCATAACCGGGATTGAAAAGGGGCGAGGGTTTTTCATCCTTGATAATGGACTGAAGATGGTTAAGTCTCACTGGACCCCAAAAGACGCGGAGTTCATGAACACCAAGAAGATGACCAGAGAGGAGATTCTGGCAGCCCTTGGTGTTCCTCCGGCTCTGGTTGGAGTCTTTGAGTATGCCAACTATGCTAACTCTCGGGAACAGATTCGTTTGTTCTGGGAGAATACCGTTATCCCTGAGCTTATGGCTTTTCAAGATGCTTTGACAGGTTGGCTTCAGACTCTTGATCCCAGCTTGAGTGTGGAATTCGATCTCTCTCCTGTTGGGGTCCTCCGGGAAAAGTTGAGCGAGAAGCTGGAGGCAGCAGAGAAGATGTTCCAGATAGGCGTCCCCATCAACGTCATCAACGAGAGATTAGATCTCGGTCTTCCAGAGCTAGAGGGAGGAGATGTCGGATATATCCAGGGCCAGCCGGTTTTCACCTACACACCAGAAGCCGAGCTGGTAGAGGGAGAGGAAACTCCTCCCTCCTTGCCTGAGGAGGAGCCCGCTCCTGCTCTTGAGCCGGGGTTATCGCTCAAGAGTTTGTCCTTGGAGGATTTGGAGAGAGCTTATCATCAAGCTCTGGTGCGTTATGTTATGGAGCCCAGTGAGGGGCGAATAAAGGATTTGGTTAGGAGGTTTTTCGAGCAGATGCTCAGGAGGATTAGACTGGACATAGCTAGGCAGGGCCAAGTTGTTCATCAAGATCCTCATGTATGGCAGAGTCTTTACCGAGAGCTTGTCTCTCCTCTCTTGTGGAGAACCTGGATATTAGGAGCTCAGCTGGTGGATCAGGAAATTGCAAAGGGTCTTCAAGAGCTTTTGATCAACTGGAAACTCCCAACAGGAATAGTTGATCCAGAGGAATGGTTTGGACCTGATGAGTGGCCTGTGGTTCAAGAGGCTTTTGAACAGATGATGATTCGACAGTTGGAAACCGTCAGGACCTCGATCAATCAGGTCAATACTGTATTCTCTCAGTCCCTAGCTCAAGGACTATCTGTTCAGCAGATCACCCAGGAGCTGGCCAATGTACTTCAAAGGTCTTATGCCAGGACTTTGACCATCGCTAGGACCTCGGTTGGAGCTGCCCTCAATGGAGGTCGCTACCACAGGATGATCTCTCACAGAGTAGAGAGGCACAAGTGGGTAGCTATGATGGACCATGCTACAAGGGAAACACACGCCATGGAGAATTCCCATATTCAAAAAGTTGGGGAACCTTTTCCTGTTACAGGTTTAAGGTTTCCTCACGATCCCCTGGGCAGAGCAGAGGAGGTGGTTAATTGCAGGTGCACAACCATTGCTGTTCAAGGATCTCCTACCAGACAGTTGGAGGGAGTTGAACAGACAGGGAGAAAGGAGCTCCTGGCCAGGGCTCGAGAGTTGAAAAGCAAGTTTAATGAGGTGGGGCTGATTGCTGAGGGGGAAGGACTTGAGGAACTCTTGAGCGAGCTGGAGAAGATGGACACCAAGGACCTCGCCGAGTTCATCAAGCTGGCTGAGAATGATTTTATCCTCCCAGCGATGAGGACGGAGACCGGGGAAAAAGTGAGTTTCAGGGTCATGACCTGGGACTGGGGGGATCCGCAGAAAATTAGGGAATTGCAAGAACCCATCTCTTCAAAGGAGAAGGATCTTGCAAGAAAATTCTTCTTTGAGGGAAAAGGTCAGGAGTTGCCTTCGCAGCAGGTTGAGGAGGTTTTCCGACCGTTCTTAAATTGGGTCGCTCATACTCAAACAGGCAACGCTTATACAGGGGTGCTGGTTAGATGGGTAGAGGAGAAGTGTCCTTCGCTTTTGAAGACTCCAATGAGACCTGTGGAAATCTGGTTGGGGAACAACCGGTTTGCTCCCTTTGGGCCGACAGGGGAAGGGCTGGATCGTTTTGCGAGGGCTAAGAGCCTTTATCAGGAGGTGCTCAAGGAGAGAGCTGGGGAACTCAAGACTTGGATATCCATGGCTTATGAGGGGGTAATTCAAAGAGGAGTGAGTATGAGAGCTCTTCCTAGGAGTCTTAAGCAAGGCGACAGATTTGTTGTAGGCTATTCTTCGTTCGGCCCAGATGAGAAAGGATTTACCAAGAGCTATAGGTTGGTTCTTCATGCCGAGGACCTCTCTGATGAGTGGTTAGTGGAAAATACGATGTTCCACAAGTTGAGAGGCATGGATGGTTTTGGCTTTTTTCGTTACAGCCATGAGGAGGAAATTGTTCTCCGAGGCAGTTTTGAAGTTGTCAAAGTTGAATCTAAAGGAAATACAACTTTCATTCACATCAAGCCTACCAAGGAGGAAATTCCGTTGTTCAAGTTTAAGGGCCGGGTTGTTTACTTAGCAGATGATGCTGATCAGCAGGTTTTCAAACTTGTCGGTCGGTTGTGGGTTGATTCCTTGAGCAAGGACGAGAAGGAGAGTCTGGTGGAGCAATATGGGTCATTACCACAAGCTTTTTCAAGTTTATTCGATCCTCAAGTATCAAGAGAAGTAGATGAGCTAGTTGCTTCAGGCAGAATTTGGGAGGAGCCCTGGTCTGAGTTGGCGAGGGAGGTTTGGGAGCAAGTCAAGTCCGGGTGAAGTTGTTTTTATATTCCTATTGAAGGAGGGCGATTATGAAGGTGCGAAAAGGAGGTGGAAGATGCTGAGGCATAAAACCATGGTGGCCTCTGATGTCAAGGTCGTGGGTAAGTCCCCTGATACAGAGATGAAGATCTTTGAAGCTGTGATATCTACCGATTGTCTTGATAGGGATAAGGAGATTCTTGTTCCCAAGGGGTGTGTGGTTGATAACTATCTGAAGAACCCGGTGATGCCCGATGGCCATGATTATCGTGGCCATTCAGTGGGTAAGGCCCATGAGATCCTTATTGATGACAGCCAGATCAAGGCTCGGTTTGAGTTTGCTCCAACAGAAACTGGAAAAGAGCTGGAGATCCT